CTTAAGCATTCTTCTTCACTAGAAAAAACTTTACATTGCGGTAAATTAAAAGAATAAAGCAATTGCTTAATATATCCAGTAAATATATTTGTGTTATTAAATTTATACATATTTATCTTACCTTAACTATTAAATTCCTGTTTCTGATCCAAATATACCAGAATTTGTAAACCTTACTGCTAGGGTCTTATCTCCATTAGTAACAGCTTCTAATAATAATTTTATATCACTAACATTATTTTTAATTAATGTTATATCAGAATCTTCATCTTTTTGAGCTTGGATTAGAGTGTCTTTTTGAGTATCAGCACTAACTATAGATGCCTGATAATAATCTTCTCCACTAGATGTTCCTACAAAAACTGATGATGATAAACTAGATCCTCTAGATCTTCTACCTAAACCTGTTCCTCTTGTTTGTGTAGTAGCTGAACTGGATACACCTAAATTTGCTAACATTTTTGCTGGATCAAAAGTCGTGCTAAGACCACTTACAATATCACCAATCATGCCAAGTGTTCCAGCTCCAACAATACCTGTTCTCATTAAGTTAGTTACTGTGGTATTTAAATCAACACTATTTCCTAAAACTGAAACTGTAGGTAATGCTATACCACCAGTTAAATCTTCGATCATAGATGTTACTTGCCATAAACCATACAAAGCAGGATTTCCAGCGATACTTGAAGCTATTCCATATCTGCTATTAGCAAATATATTTTCCATCATTTTTCCAATACCTAAACGAGAACTTAATTGACCCATTTGTGAATAGACTTCATTTACAGCCTCACTATATCCCATCATTGATTTCGATATATCGTTAACTGAAGATTTTAAATTTTCAACAGCTTTTAAATCTGATACAGACATTCCAAATATTTGAGCATATTGTGATTTTACTACTTTGTTATCACTTTCAGCTATTTCTTGTAAATAATTAACCATACTTTGTAATAAAGTATTAGTAGTTTTAGCTGTCAAACCACCTGTAAGTAAATCAGAGTAATTTAAATTAGCTCTATTAGCTGCCATAACAAGTAAATTTTGCATAGCTCCACTGCTAGCTAATCCAGAAACATTTCCTGAACCTAACATACCTAAAGCAGAAGCAATATTACTAATAGCTCCAGAGCCAAATCCAACACTTGCTAAAGAACCTAACCATTTTTGAACTACATATTCAAAAGCAACAGCTTCTTCAGAACCCATTTGAGATGTTGTTTCTATTAAGTTTTGTGATACAGCATCAAAAGAATCAGTTAAATAAGATGTATCACTAAAATAAGAATTAAAAAATTGTGTTAAACCTGCTTCCAATCCTAATCGAGCAGCGGTACTATCAGATTGTTGTAATCTAATAATTCTAGCTAAGTTACTATCAAAAGCATTAAATGTTGAAGCTATATTTTCACTTATTGTCTGTAAAAAAGCTCTTTGTTCAATGTTATAAGCAATACCTTGTTCTGTAGCTTTTACAACATTATCCATTACATCTTGCAATTTAACATAAGGTTGAACACCTACAGCTCTTCTGATATCATATTCAATTCCACCTCTTGAAAATATACCTCCAGAACCATTCCAAGATTGTCCTGATCCTTGTAACCTAGTATTTATTCTAGCTTGATAAGAAGCATAAGAATCAATTGTTCCTTGAAACATCGATTTAAAATTATTTAATAAACCGTCTAAAGCATGTTCAACACCTTTTAGCATATTTCGTTCAAATACTGCTCTTTTATCACCAGATTCAGATCTTATAGCTAATCTATCACCTAAAGGTGCTCCAGATTTTCTTAATTCTGTTTTTAAATCATTGAGAGATTTTTTATAAGCTTGTTTTTCTTCCTTATATTTTTTCTTAAGAGCATCTTTTTCTTCTTTAGTATCAGCTTGTCTTAATTTTCTTTTGTATTTCATGAGGTCATTATAGTTAGCTCTTTCTTGTTTATATACACTATTAAGTAAATCAATATTATATTTAATTTCTTGTTTAGTATTAGTCATCTCCATTTGATGGAGTTTAGTTAAAGAATCAGCTTGTTTTTGAAAACTTTGGTTCATTAAAGCATTACGTAAAGAATTTAGTTTTTCTTCATTCTCTGCTCGTATTTCAAAAAGTGTTTTATCCGCTCTTTCTACATCTCTTTGACCTGAACTTACTTGATCTCTTCTTGTATATTCACTTGGCATAAATTAATCCATACCTCATTTAATTTAGCAAACCACAATATTTTTAATGCTGCTTCTTCTTATATTTTTCTAAATATTCTTCATTTCTTTTAGCTTCATCTTTAAGTAATTCTAACATCATATTTTTTTCATTAGGAGTTATATCCATTAAATCTAAATATGATGTATTAATATTTTTACTTATAAGATAGCATTCTTGAATAATTTGTTTATATCTAAATAACCCATAGGGAATTTCTTTTCCATTATCGTCTTTAATCAGAGTCTGTGGGTCTAAAAAACTCTGATGTAACGCGAAAGGGTACGTTTATTTCAAAGCCACATTGAGAACATGTTAACTCAACATTAGCACCTAAACCCACCTTTTCATCTAATCTTTGTAAAGATTGAATTATTGTATTATAATCTCTACCAACTAAACTATTGCAAAAAGTTTCTTTTTGTGTTAATGATAATTTTTCTCCATCTACCGTTTTAATGCTATAAACTAGTTGATATAATAAATGCCAATCCATATCTGATGCTTCTTTATTTTGTTTTTTGTATTGTTTTTTAACTCTATTAACTTCTTTTTCTATAGTATCAAGCATTCTAGGTGTTGTTAAATTTAATTCAACTACTTTTTTACTTACAGGTAATGTTATTTTTAATAAAGTTTCTTTATCAAATTCTTTTAACTCAAGAAGTTCAAGATTTTCTAAATTGATGATATATTCATCTATATCTCCACAAACTGGACATCTACAATCAACTTTATATTCAGGTCCATAAGTTACAATTCTTAACTTATGTAATAAGAATTGATAATCACCAATACACATATCATAAGAAGAAATTCCAGGTTTTTCCACTAAACAAGCATCTATTATTTCAGCCATATTTCTGTAGATAGAACCATCTGTACTTGGAGATAATCTTTTCATCTCTTCTCTAACAGTCATTGATCTTAATTTAATATTAGGATTAACATCTGCATCATAAACTAAACCATGAGAAGGTAAGGTATAATTTTCAGCTATAGTATAGTCTGCCATTATTTATCCTCCTTATCGTTAACATATTTAACTACTAATCTTCTTATTAAATAAGAAACTGATGTGCATTCTTCATCGGCTTTTTTCTTTAAAGCTTCATGAATAAAAGTAGGTAATTGTAGACTAATAATAATTTTGTCTTTATTCATCTATATATCCTCCTATTATTAGTTCATTTAATTTAGCACATATTTTTTATTAATTTTTAATAATAATTAATTTAAAAAGAAAAAGGCTAACTAATTTCTTAGATAGCCTTCTGGAGGATATATGATCAAAATAAATTGATCTCTTATTTATTCTAGTTCAGGGATAGCACGATCATATCTAAAAGTAGCAGTTACCCTTCTTAAATCATCATTTTCTTTATCGTAATCTGATTCAGATAAATCTCTAATCCAGCAACCAATTAATTTCCATGATCTAACTTTAACATGATCACTAGTGTATTCAATTAATGTTGCATTTCTTTTATAATTAATAGCTCTACCACCTTTATCTGTTACAACATTATAAGCAAGATTTTGCCAAGCTTCTAAAACTGCTTTAGAATCCGCTCCTATCATATCGTCTACAGTAATTTGACTTTCGTTAAATGTTGGAGTTCCTGCATAATAAACAACAGAGTTACCTTTTCTAACAGGTATTTCACCTAAATTAAAGTGTGGTACTGATGTTGAATTAACTGTTAATCTAATTACTTCTTGACCATTAGTAATATAATCTGAAGCTTCTGCTAATTCTGCTTCAACACCTGGTTTTAATAAATCACCTAAATCTTCAACAATAAATTCGAAGAAATTACCTTTTGCTGGTTGATATGCTCTATGTGTTCCTGTACTTAAATGGTATGTACTTAATGAATCATTTATATTTGCCATAAATATTTATCTCCTGTTCTTAAAATTTAATATTATTCTTCTACTTCTAAGCTATCTCTTAATTCAATAGTTAAATCAAAATCTTCTATACTTTCTAAGAACGTAACTCTTAATAAAGCTGATATTTTAGCTCTTTCTGTAGATTCTTGTCTAAACCATCTGTAGCCAGCAATACCATAACTTTGTTTAAGTTCTTCTAATAATGGGTTTACATCACTTGTAAAATTAACCCATAAAACATCACTATTTTGTTCAAATTGATAATGTCTTGAAGCTTTATATAAAGCTTTTTTAATATCACATAAAGCAACTCTAATATTAGCAAAAGATGTAGCTACTAATTGGTCTTGAGTTGAATCATATGTTCCAGCTGATGCTTCAATATTAGTATTTGGTAAAGCTGTTCTATTTCCCCAAATTCTTACACCCCAAGGTCTAACATCACAAATTGGATTAACAGCTATAATTTGATCCTTATCATAAACTCTTGGTTGCATTTTATCTAAAGCATCTTCTGATATAGTTCCTACACCAGTAACTACTGGAAGAGCTCCTCTAGTAGCACCAGCAATTGCTAACCATTCTGGATTTCCTAAAATATTTACTGAATTTAAGAAAGCTAAAATCCAAGCTTGACCTGCAGTTATATTAGGAACTTCAGTTGAAGTTAATGAATTAGCATAAACTGGAATAACATATTTACCAACTGGTTTCTTTAATTCATCGCTAAAGAATTTTTTATCAGTAACATTACCTTTTTCAGTTCCTGCATTTTCAATATAATTACAATCAGCTGTTAATGCTGCAGTTGTAGTGGCAGCTAAAGTTGAACCTGCAGCTGTTAAAATAATAGCGCAATCTTTTCTCTTTTGAACAACTTCTAAAGCTGCAGATAAATCTGTACTTATTGCTTTTTCTGATGTTTCATTATCAACAAGAATAAATTTAACATCAAATTGATTTCTATCACCTAAATATGTTTTGGCTGCTGCCCAAGATCCTTTAAGAATTCTTCCACCTAATGAAAGGACTTTTTTCTCAAAACTAGTAGTTCCTTCAGTAATTTCACTAACAGTATTTTCTGTACCAGCTATGAAAATAAAATTATCAGAAACGCCAGTTCTTGGATTTGTAGTTAAGTCTTTTTCTTTAATTCTAATTTTTGGCATAAGACTATATTCTCCTCTTAATTTTAATTAATTTTTAATTAACTATAATTTATCATTTAATTTAGCATAAAAATAGTTATATTTCTTCTTTTTCAAATTCGTAAGGTTTTTCTAGATTTTGTGCTAACTCTAAAGAAATATCTTTAGTTATGTCAATGTTTACATTATCAACAATTGGTAAACTAAATAAATAAGCACCTGAAATTTCAAAACGAATAGTCCATCTAGTAAATTGCCCACTAAATAATCTCTCAGATATATCACTGGTATCTTCAACTTCTCCACTTATAAGAATAGAACATACATGTTTAAAATGTTGTTTATTGTAAGGAAATTCTACAACAAGTTGAGGATAATTAATAAGTTTAAATAAAAACTCTCTTAATAAATCATCACCTTCATCATATCTTCTAGTATATATATCTAATTGATAATTTATTCCTATAGGTATAGCATCTAATTGTAAGGTCTTGTTTGAATCTGAATCAAGCATAATACCATCAAAAGACATGGGTTGTTTTGTTCTATGTAAAACATCTATAGTAGTATCTCTAGATAAAGCTATTAAAGGTAAACTTATTGGTCGATCATTATTTTGGTCAGCCTCAATAGTGAATAACTTTCTAGTTTCTTCAGGTTTTAAAACTTGAATTTTCTTGTTTCCAGATTTTGGTAACCAAGCATTAATTTTATCAGCTACAGCTTCATCATAAAATCTTATTGACATATGTTATCCTCCTAAATATCACCGATAGCTCTCTTTGTAGCCGCAATACTTGCAGACATTAATTTTGAAATTAATCTTGCAGGTTTTATATCTAAACATCCATATTCAAGTAAGCTAAGAATATTGTTTATTTGGTGATTTTTTATATTACAATTTAAAAAATATATTCTAACTAAATTTTTAGAACATTGCTCAACTCTTACTTGTTTTATGATCTTTGAACTTAATCCTTTAAATGATACAGCATAATCTTTATGCAATATCTCTAGTAATTTTTTATCTGGAATATATAATTTATTAAATATATTCATATAATGTTTTAAGTAAGGTTGAATAGTACTAGGTTTTACTGATGTTTTAATATAAAAGTTCATCTATCTATTACTTAACTCCTTCATAAAACGAATAAAATTATTAATCTCGTTTTTAGGTAATTTTTTTAACTTTGTTAATATATCATTAAAATCTTTTCTATCAACATATAACTTATCAACAGTTTTATTTGCTTGCTCAACATCTATAGGTTCTTCTTTAGCTTTTTTAATATTAGGATCAGCGTCAGTATGTTGGTATTGTCCTTTTACACCTCTTGGACTTTCTTGAGTATCTTGTGATAAAAGACCTACTTGTTCATCTATTAACTCTAAAGATTCAAAATTATCAGTAATAGCTGAAATATTATCAATAGTTGATTTACTCAATAATTTTATTGTTGGATCTTTCTCTTTTTCTTTAAATCTTTTAATTTGACTTGTAAACATAACAGCTTTCTGTAAACTTAAAAAATCTCTACGTTTTATATCATCTTTAAAAAATTCTAAAACATCTTTGTTTAAAATAGTATAGTATCTATCATCACCAAGTTCAACCCATAATTTAATTAACCATTTAATATCAGAGTATTTTTGAGACCATAAATTTTTATTTACAAGTATTCTAACTTGTTCATTTTCAGGACAGGTAAAAGCAACCTGTTTATCACTTAAAATATTGTTGGATAGGCAATTATGTAAAATATTATACTTATCTTTATCTAAAAAAGGAGTTATATTTTTATTCACCATATAATAGTTATTTAAAAATAAAATAAAAGGATTTGTTTTAGATAACCCAAAAACATCTAATTCTTTAGTAAGTGTAGAAAAATTAGTAGTAACAAACTTTGACCATTCATTAATATATGGAAGATTTTGTTCTTCAGCAAAAAGTTCTAGTAATAATATAATATCACTAGGAGCTCCACTTCTTATATCCATATACTGAGTTGTCCAGTTTCTAATAGAATCTTGAATTCTAGCTTCTGTACTAGGCATTCTAGGCATCGTCTCTTTCATCCTCCTTCAATAACATAAAGTTATCGTTTTCTTCAGTTAATAAGTTAAAGTTATTATCAACATGGTTTAATTGATTTCTATCAAAATTATTTTCATAAACTGGGGCGATTTCACAAGCTATAGATGCTGGATATACAGCTATATTTTCCATACTTATTACCTTAAATACTCTTCCTTTAGCATGATCTAAGCCACTTGGAATAATAAATAAAGCACCTACTTGTAAATCCTTAAGATCATATGGAACATGAATAATAGATGAGCCTTCTTGTAATTCAGCTACCCACCCCATCTTTTTCATTGTTTTTTGGTTTGGATGTTCATCAAATATACATCCTATAAGTTCTGGAGCTTGAAAAGCAGTATCTAATTCACCAAAACCATCCCAACTTTTATCTTTTAAAGGAGCTCTATATAAAGCTTGGATACCGATTAAAGAACACATTTCTTTAAAATAATGTCTATGAAGTTTTATATCTCTTCCTTGAATTAAAATACCGACATCAGTATCCTTCATGTTATATCCTCCTTATAGTTAATTTATTTTTCAATACCTTCTACTAAATATTCTTGATCATCAACTTTAGTAGTGTAATTATATGATAAGCTTTCAAAAATAATTGAATTATTTTCTAATTTTCCCTTAAGTTCAAAAGCGTTTTCTTTGTCTGAAATTAATTTATTATACCCTTCTAAAATAATGTTATCTTTCTTATTAGAAGTAACTTTAAATATAAATTCAACTAATCTGTGATTATTATTTTTAAAAGTTATATCACCTACAACTTTTAAAGAGGATCTACCTTCTTGGATTAAATCAGTAGTTTTAAATTCTTTAAAATTTTCATATAACTTTGTAAAGTAAGAGTTAGCTAATTTATCTAAAGATTCTACTTTAACATCTTCTACATCTTCTAAATCTACCCAATCTTCTTCGGCAGGTTCTAAAGTAACAGTTTCAGTAGTTTCATCAGTATTTTCTAATTCTTTTACTTCTTCAGCTTCAGGATCAGCTAATTGAGCTTTATAGATAAATCCTGTATCTGCACCACAATGTGGACATTTTTCATCAATATTATATACAGGTTCATTTGTTTCATCATCAACTTTATCTGATTTAACTAAATCATGACTATCTTTAGTTATAATTTCTTTACAAGATCTACATACTAATAAAGCATCACCAACATGAGCTTCGAGATCTATATCTTTTGATTCAGCGTTAGGATCAACAGCTACAAGATAATCATCTTTAACTTCACCTGCAGCTTTGTAAGTAGCAGCGTCAATCATTTGATCTTGATCTTTCATATTGAAAGCTTTACTTTCTTTTAAAGGACTTTGATTAGATCTCTTAGCTAATAATTCATCAGCTAATTGTCCAATAGTTTTTTGTCTATCAGGTGATATAGCTTCTTCTAACTTTTCTTCTTCATCTTCATTATCTGATGAGGCAGTATCATCAGAATCTGAAGCATAGGCACTATCCCAAATAATATCAACAGATTCTTCTCCATCAATAACTTCAATTTTTACAGCGAGGACTCTATCATATTCCTTTGTATTAGCTAATGATTTAGCTTCTCCTATACAATCTGTTTCAGATAAACCATCAAAATCAATAAAATCTTCTTCTCCTTGATCTTCTGTATAAACTCTAAAGAATGTTTCTCCTGAGTCTTGTGGTTCTAAACTTTCACTGATCTCTTCAGGTTTATTAAATACTTTTGCTAAAGCATCCCTTAAATCAAAATATCTTTGACCAACTCTTTCAAGTTCTGCATCTAATAATTGTTCTTCCTCTTCTTTTAAGTCTAGGGTTGCCTTATTTTTTAATTCTTGTAATTGATTCTCTAAAGAAGCTATTTGTGCTTGTAATTCATCGTAAGTCTTCCTACCCCACTCTCCTTGAGCGGCAAATAATTTTTTTAATGTCCTATCCTTATCATTTTCAATATCTTGTATTTTTTTATACTCATCGTTTAAATTACTCTTTAGCCAATCAATCCTAGCAATTCTTTCTTTATTAAATTTTGTTAAAGGATCGAAGTCATTTCGATATACTCTATTATAATCATTTCTATATTTTTTTAAATTTTCAAGATAATAGTCTATTTGTCTTTGAAAATAACTAATCTTACTTGTATCATTTTCTTCTACTGCTTTTTCAAGTTTATTTGTGTAGTGCTTTATTAGAGCAATATCATCTTCGATGTTGCGTCTGTCTGTTGAACGATTCGTCTTATCTCTATAGCTTAAAATATGTGATCCTGTATCTCTTTCTGTTTGACTTTTTATATATCTATCTTTAGCTATATCAGATGAATAACTATCTAAAGTAGTATCTAAAAATTGACTTGGTGTACGATAAGAATTATCAGGATCAAATAAATCTTTAAATTCTGACTTTACAGTAGATTTAGTAGAATAAGAACCTAAGTCAAGATCTTTTTCGTTTGTTTTATATATTTTTACAGCACTATTTGCTATTATATTTGGAGTTGTATAAGCTGCTTTACGTTTTTTTCTTTCAGAATCTTGAAATTCTACATCAGTCATACATTTTCCATTTTCATCAAACATTACAACTCTTAAGTCATCTGTATTATAGTAATAAGGGACTAAAAATCTAAGACTTTCAATACCACCATCTTTAATAATCTTTTTAGCTTCTAATGCAGTTACCTCCTCATATGAGGCATTTTCATAATCATACTTAGCGGATCTTCTATTAGGTGTTGATGAAGTTATATACCCGGTAAATATATCTGATTTATCAAAACCTGATCTATCTCTAATATCAGTTCTTCGATAAGCTTTAGCTAAATCTTTTGGTAATTTTTCAGATAAAATGTTTTTCTTTTCAGCTTCTAACTTTTTCTCAGCGTCGATTTCATCTAATGTTTTAAATGCATTTTGAATAAAAAATTTGTCCATAATATCTCCTTAATCTATTGGGTACATAAATGTCATATTATCTTTTAAGCTTGCTCTTATTTCTTGTAATTCTGTGTTTCCTTCATTTAATAAAGTTTCACCATCAAGTGTCCATAAAGAATTACTTTGGGTAAATTTTGATCTAATTCTACCAAGAGTTACTTTAGTTAATGCTACACTTAATTTTTGAATAACATCTGTCCAATAATCATCTTCAATTTCTTCTACACTATCGTAAACGGGAATATACTCAATAGTTATTTGTTTTGGTGCATCATAAGCGCAATTTATATATAATTTATTTCCTAATTTATCTTCTTTAAATGCCATATCTGTTGATAAGGTATTTCTCATTTGAAGCATAGTATTGTAAGAAAGGTAATTCATAACATAATTATCTAAGTTATACATACTACCACCATTTGAATAGATCATCCATTGTTGCATATACATTGGATCATTTGGTATATCAGTATTCATATTTGTGTTTCCGGTATACCCTTCTGTTCTATATACTTTGACTATAGAACTATGTTTCCATCCAGTTAAATCAATACATTCAGCATAAGGAACAGTTATTAATTTAGGTATATCAATATATCTTTGAACCTCTCTTAAAGCTCTGTTTACAATACTAGCTAAAGTGTTATCAGTTATTTCTAACTCTAATACTCCACCAGTTAATTCTAGTTTGATTTCTTCTATATAATTTTTTAATTGCATGTAAAATAATCCCTCTAGTTTACTTCATTTAATTTAGCTTATGTTTATAAAAAATACAGTGAAAGCTGTATTTAAAATATTTGAATATTCCTAAAGGTATTTAGTTAAGACTGAGTTCTTTAGATTTTTCTTGTTTCTTTAATTCTTTTAAATTATCTAAATAACCTAAATTTCTAAATTCTTTAAATACAAGATTACCTAATCCAAATTCTCCATCTTTAGCTATAGACTCTTTTCTTAACTCATATAAATTATCTATAAATTCATCTATTCTTTCTGATCTAGATTTCACATCTATATCTTCTTCATCATCAGTAGAATCAAGAAGAGCAAAATATTTATCTTCCCATTCTGTAAATAATTTTTCAAAAGCTTCTTGATCAATATCAGGTATATCTTTTTGAACAGGTTCTTTAACCCAACCAGTAAATAATGAATAAATGCCGCCAGATATACCTTTTGGTTCATCTAATTCAACATAGATTTCAACAGGAATATCTTTAACAAAAATATCATAATTACTATTAAAATTACTTCTTTCTAAATCATAAATTTTAGCATAAAGTTTTTCTGGTTCAATATTAGTAGAATCTACAATAATATGTAAATCAATATCACTATCTTTAGTGTAATTATAGTTTACATTACTACCAACAATAACAATATCTTTTAAATCAATTTGTATCTCATCATCTTTTACTTGATCAATAAAAGTTAAAGCAATTTCTTCTAACTTATCAGCTATTTCTTCTTTTAACTCATTATTTTCAAATAATTTAGGATTTAATATATCATGTTTTTCTATTGTTTCTTCTAATTGTTTAGAAACTAACTTATTTATTTTAGAAACCCTTTTAATAAAATTATTTATATTATTTTGTAATGTTGCTAATTCTACATCATAAACTTTAGATTTATCTATATTATCTAATTCAGTTAAAAGTTTATTACATTCTTCAATAAAACTATTATCATCTAATTTTAAATCTTGCCAATCTGAAGTAAGTTTTTCAAATGCATCTTGATATGGTTTTAATGTATTATGTTTTTCAGTATTAGTTTTATTAAATATTCTATCTTTATCTTCTTCATAGCTTTCGATAACAGGGTTTCCTTTTAAACTTAAAAATTCATCAACAGGCATATGATCATAATAATATTCAAATTCTTTACCGCCAAATGTTTGTTTATCTTTCATAACTGTTACTTCCCTTATATCTTTACTATACTTAAATACAATATTCCAAATTAAATCAAACCAGTTAAAACCTGTTGAGCTTATTCTAAAATAAATTTGACCATTATCTCCACCATATTTTACTTTATAGTTTGATGTCCTAACTCTACAAAACTCTTGATTTGTTAAATCATTTAAAAGATTCATTAATTCTTCGCTTGGTTCTTTTTTAAATTCTTCGATTAATTCTTTTGTTTCATCGTTTAAAGTATTATTATAAAACCAATCAAGAAAATCTAAATGATTATTTAATGTTTTTAAATTTGTTTCATATGATGTACTATTAGACATTTTAATATAAGGATGTAATTCTCCACATTCTAACAATTTACCATCATTTCTTAACATATAAGGTGTCATAGAAAATAATTCTTCAGATTCAAGTTTTTCATCTAAAACAGACTCATCATGCAAATCGCATAAAGGACATTCACCTGCATCATTCAGAATATTACCACAATTTTGACATACTTCAACTTCTGTATCTTCTGGGTAGTTATCCTCACAAACTACATAATCTGGATCAATATGAATGTTAGCAGTATTTGCGAAACCAAAAGCTTTTTTAGCTTTAAAGTTAAAATTATTAATAGCTTGTTTTAAAGAAACAGCTTCAGTATAAGCTTCCCAATAATCACTATATATACGATTAAATCTATATACAGGACCTCCATAGCTGTATGTTAATTTTGTACTGCTTTTATCATTCATAATAATTAATTTTTTGTTTGTTTAAAGATTAGTAGCGGGTAATATCAAAATATTCTTTACCTGATCTAGCATTTATGGCATTGACAATATCGGTTGGTTTTTGACTTCTCCATAATATCCATAAATATCCTGGAATAGTAGCTGAAGAATATTCATCACCATCAGTATCACCATCAGTCATAATAATTACATTATCTGGTTTATTTTTATTTATAAAAGAAACAATTTCTGGACCAGCAGATGTTCCTCCTTCTGCTCTTGCATCACCGGCTTTTTCGTGAACATGATTAGCAAAATACCAAAGTCTTAATCTTATTTTTCTTCTTCTAACATAATTATTTACGATGCTTGAAATTATAGATTCACCAAATTTAACATCAGCATCGCTCCAGGATCCTGATTGATCAAAAAATACATCGATAATAGGTATTTGTGAAGTTTCTTCAATTCTACGACCTGGTTTTAAAATATTTGTTCCGGCATATTTTCTATTCATTACACTCCAACTGTCTCTACGCTTTTCAGATGTTTGTTTTTTTAAAGCTCTATTTAAAGATAGTTGAAATTGTGTTACAGGATTATTTCTATATTTTTGGGCTTCTTTTTCTGCTTGTTTTAACTGTGAAGCTCTTTTTCTTTCTGATAAATCATCTAATACAGCATTAATATAAGCAGGATCGTTAAGAATTTTATCTATTACTTCTCTTCTTTTTTCATCGGTTAAATCAGTGTTTTCAAATTCTTCTTCTGATTCTTCTTCATGTTCAGAGTTTTCTGAACCTTTTTTTCTATCTTCTTCTTTCTCTTTTTCGATTTGAGCTTGTCTTTCTTTTTCTTCTTTTTCTTGGGTTTCTTTATTCCCCTCATCTCCTATATTCAGTTTTTTACCTTTTTCACCTTCACCATCAACAAATGTTGGCTGTATACGGATAGGAGGTAAATTACTAGGTTGGCCACCTCCTCCGCCTCCGCCTCCTTGTCTGGCTTGTATTATACCTTGTAACGCTGTACTTGCACCTAAAATTGTATCATTCATAGTATTTAATATCTCCTATCATATTTTTGAATTTGAGTTAAATCATTATCATCCTATGTTAAGTTATGATAATAAATTATTTAACTCATCATAACTTAAGTCTAATGCATCATCAAAACTAACTTTTCCTGATAATAAAGCATTAGATAATTTTTGTAAGAACTCATCTGGATATTTATCATCATCATACTTATTTATAATTTTTGTGTAGGCTTCTACAAATTCAGGTGAGTACTCTTTAGGTGGTTTTGGTGGTTGTGGAGGTTCTGGTGGTTGTGGTTGTGGTGGATTTTTCTTTTGTTTTTCTAATTCTTTCTCTAATTCTTTAAAAATCTCTTCAAAAGTATAGTTAACCCACTCTGGATGATCAATGTCTGTAACTAAACCTTGTACTTCTTTTCCATTTAGTTTTAAATGCTTTGCTATATATTTATCTTTATCAGTATAACCTAAATTAGATATTTCATAATCACCAGCCTCATTTGAAATTTCCTTATATAACTCATCATCTTCTTGAACTTGAGCCAATTCTTCTGGAGTCATATCCATGAATTGTTTATAAATATCTCTACCAAGTAATCTGCTAAGTCTTAATTTATGAGTTAACCATTCATGTAAAATTTCATGTCTAACAACCATTGATACTTGATCAATATTTAAATTTTCATTTATTGTTATTTCAGCTCTATTTACATTTATGTAAGCTACAACATCTGGATCTTTAGTTAAATGGATATCAAAAAATTTTAACAAAGTTCCATATGTCTTTCCATAGCCATCGGCATAAAGAACATCAAGCAATTGCTCTTTAGCTGCTTTTTCTCTTCGAGTCATTGCCATAGTTTACAAAGTTCCTTTCAAATTAATTACCAAGTACTCCAGCTTGTTTTAATCTGTCTCTGATAGAAGAGGATTTGTTAAAAACGTTTGATTCAGTATCTCTTTTTGTTATAACATCAGTTGCTTTATCTTCTATATCTTTATAGTTAGCAAATATTCTTTTTATCATTGGTAATTGGTCACGATTCATTGATTGTGGCCACATATCTAGAAACTCTTCTTTTGTTCCATCACAAGCATTTAAGAGTTGAGTTAAACCTCTAGGAGAAGAAATTTGACCTGTAGAACTACCACTGTTTCCAGCTGCTGCTATTTCTTGAGATGAGCTAAATGTAAAACCATTGTTTGGATTTAACAAAGTTGAAGCTAATTTTTTTCTTCCTTCTATAGCTAAAATTTCTTTTTTATCTTCTGGATTTTCTGGATCAAGTTTTTGTAAGAATGAATCTTGTTCTTCTATAAAATGATCTAACCATGGTTGATATTCATAACCAAGAATAACTATTCTAAATCTACTTAATTCTGCTGCATCAAGTTGATCAGTATTATAATTCATATCGCTTGGGTTGATAGCTGCAATAGTAAATAAGAAATTTGGTACATATCTATAATGTCCTGGAACATTTGAATCATATATAACATGCTCTTGAATTAATTTTAAAAGAACACCTCTTACATCATGTCTAGCTCTATTAAATTCATCTAAGAATAATACAGATCTTGGTTTATCTAAGTCATTAAGTTCTGTTGAAGGTAATCTAAAAGCATATCTTCTGCCTTGTTCATCAGGTTCTCCTGATGTAATTGTTCCAGATAAATCTGTTGGGTCTAATGTTGAAGCAGGAAGATTTACTAAATTTATATTATTTTTCTTTGCCCATTGTTTAACTCTAGCAGTTTTACCAATACCAGCCTCACCTACTAGTAAAATATTGTCATAGTCACCAGCACCAAATCTTTGAACTCTAAGATTTGTTCTTAAAGCTTTATCTAATTCTTTTTCTAATTTTCCTTGTATTTTGTCTGGTTTAAGTGAAGCATCTATAGCTTTTCCTAAAGTTGTGTCATCTTCTTTTAAAACTTTATTTTCTTTTAATGAATTTAATTTTTTTTTATATTCATAATATAAAAACTCCTTTATTATCTATCATTTAATTTAGCTATTGAGTATAAAAAAATCAGCTATTAAGCTGATTTAGTGTTTTCAATTAAAACTTCTTTTAATTTATTTATATCGTATCCGTAATCTAAAGATATTTTATCTACTCTTCGATCATCAAGATTTTCTTCAGTTAATGGTGTCCTTTCTTCATCTTTATAATAGTAACAATTAATTATGTTTTCAATTACAGATTTATTTGAGAACCATGGTTCATATTTTTCTTCTAAATTTTCTTCTATTTTTTCTGCAGGTTTTTCTATAGGTGTGAAATCTTCAAGATCTAATGTATAATAATACCATTTTCCATCTTTAAATAAATAAATATAGTCTACTGATAAATCATAATAATCTAAATATTCTTCTTCATTATTAAAAGTTATAGCTTCAGTGTCCTCATCACCTCTAGAAGCATAAGTTGAACATAGATCATAGTTATGATGGAATTTTGATGCATCCCAATAAGTCTCATCAACTTCAGGGATTTTACCTAATCCAGATAAATCTCCTAAATCTAATAATTTTTTAATTGTTTCTTCATCTTTATAATAATTACATAGTATTTTTCCAACACCATCTAAATATCCATCCCAATGACAGTAAATAGCTTTTACTTTACCATCAGCTAATTTAAGACCAATAGCACTTCTTGTACTCATATAAATATCTCCTTAATTTTTTATAAATAATATTTTTTAAACTCATCGTCAATATGTCTACCCAATCTTTCCCAAGCCTCTAATTCATTTTCAGGAATGTTGTCTAGATCATAAGCTTCACGATTATCAATCTTAACTTTTCCATCTACCGTAAGATAAATAATATCGTCAGCTCCGTCACCATTAATAGATGATTCAACGATTAAATCTAATAAGTCATCACCTTTTGGTAAAGGTTCGCCATTTTCTTCTAAATCACTAAGTAACTCTTCTTCATCCCAATAGCCATTACAATAGTCAAGCAAATCTAAATAACCTCTTTCTAGACTTGGTGCTTCATAATCATAAACACGATAAGTTTCCTTTGAAAAAGGCGCTCTATCGTAAATAGCTCTTTCTAAATGAAATTTCATATTAAATAATCTCCTCTTCGTAAAAATCTGCTAATGCTTCTTCATCATCCATAAACCAATATTCAAAAGCTTCTAAAAATTGTTCTTTTGCTTTATCTTCAAATTCTAGTAATAGATTTCTTCTAATTGTATCATTTTCTAAAATACTGTTAAGAACATCCTCATAAGTAGCCTTTGTATCACTAATCAATAATAAAACAAAATCAACTAAATTATCTTTATTACCATTTATGGCTAAATCATTAAAGTCAGCTGCTTCTTCTAATATTTTTATAGTATCATCATAATCAGGATGAAAATCAAAACCACAAGGTTTCATATCATCATTATATTTAAATACATAATTTAAAGTTACTTTATCATAAATAGTAACATGATGTTCTTCAACAATTTTACTAGGTAAATATATTGTTTCCATAATTTATCTCCATTTAATTTAGCTTATAAACTTCTTTTAGATATTCTCCAACAATAAACTCAACTTCTTGTTTTTCAGACAAATAATGACCAGTGAATTCATATACAGCATTAAAATTGTTAGCTAGAATAATAATTGCTCTATAACGAGGACATCCAGAGCTAGTATTGGTTAAGTGTTCAAGGACAACTTTACAGGCATCTGAATGATCTACAACATGAGCTTCTACTCCAAATAATGCTACATCATAGACACTAACTTGATTTTTT